TTAACCATTCTTCCTATTTTCTTTGCTATATCCCGTAATTCTGAATCTGATGCTCCTACTCTTCCAGAAACATTAACACTTACATTATTAGTTAAATTACCACTATTGGCTAACATATTCCTACTAGCATTATTAGAATGAACTCTTGAGCCTCTTGGTAATTTAACTAATTCTGGTCCTCTTTCTCCAACTAAAGACAAACCACCTACAGTCGTTCCCCCAGCCGCAAAAGGATTTACTGCGTCTTTGAACCTTGTAAGCATTTTATTCCCCCACGCTAAAAACGGTCCCCATACTTTATCTGTCCAAAAAGTACCAATTTTTTTCTTAATATCATCCCAAGTCCCTATTTTCTTATCCCACCAATTACTAACAAATTTTCTAATTTTATCTACTAACTCTTCTCTAAATTTCCCGTCAAAAATAAATCGCATAAATTTAAGAATTATTTTAAAATACAATGCGGCTACTCCTACAATTATTCCTATAGCAAATTTCAATACTCCTTTTAATACTGCCCAAAGTATAGTCCCTAAACCACCAAAGATTTTACCAAATCCTGTTACTAAAAGCATAAGTCTTTCTCCAAAAGTTCCGCCACCAAAGAACGCCGAAAAGATTAACATAAATCCTTCAACTACCATAAATAAACCACTCATTATTTCTTTAATTGCGGTCACTACAGTTCCCATTAAATCTCCAGTTCCCCCTATTTGTTTTATAATTTCAAAGATTAAAAATGCCGCCATAATAAATAACATGAAATACATTGAGTATTTTAGAGCCATCTTCATTACCACCCATACATTTCCTAACACCTTTTTAAAACCAATTTCCTTCAACTTCTTAAATAATGGAATTAAAGTCACCATTTTCATTGCTTTAAAACTACCTTCTATTGTTTTTCTTAATGGCCCTTTAAGTAATTTCTTTTGCTCGGCTATTTTATCTTTAACCCCTTTAACCCCACCAATTCCACTAACAGCGGCCCCTTTCTTTCCAATTAAACTTTTATATTCTTTATTATAATCTTCTTTAGTTTTCCATTCCCCAGATTCTTCTAATGTTATTAGCGCACCGCTATTCATTTTCTTTTTTACTATCTTTATTTCTTTATCAAATTGCTTAATGTTGGACATTATTTGTTTATTCTTTTTTAACCGTTCTTGTATCTCAGTTTTCGCTTCTTTAGACATACTTTTTTTCAGTTGTTTAACTCTTTCTTTTCCTAATTTTTGTAATTTTATTTTTAAAGTTTCATAACTTGCACCAAGTCTTTCGGTAGTTAATTTATCTATAAGTTTAGCGTCAGTTGATAACCCCATTTCTTCTCTAGCAGTTCTAATATCTTCTGCTAACAACTTATATTGGTTAATTATTGCAGTATTATTTTTTTGTTCTTTACTTAATCCATCCACACCTTTATCTCTAATGGCGTTTAACATGCTAAGTTGGTCTTCGACCCCTGCTGATGCCTCTTGTAATTTAGCCAAATCTTCAACATATTCAGCCTGTGCTTTCATAGCCCTTTCTTGAGCCTTAGCATAAAAATCAAATGCTTGAGCAACCGCCCTTAACTTATTTTGTAATTTCCATAAACCACTACCAGAAAGAACACGACTTACCATTGTCCATGCTTTACTTTCATTACTAGCATTAGCAATGCTTTTAGCAAAACCCGCAGTTTGTTTATCTACAACGGCTAATATTGAACTTAATTCAGTAAGAGATTTCTTTGCTTCATTCACCTCGTCGGCCATCCACTCACCTCGCCTTCTTCATCTCTCTATCCATCATCTCTGCCTTGTAGTTTTCTACTTCCCCATGAACTGATAATAAATCTTTAACTAAACTTGCTGGCATTTTATATATCTCTAATGGGCTAATAGCCAACGCTTTGGCTAAACTATAAACGGTAAGTAGAGAAACAATTTGAGGGTCGGTTTTACGCCCTCTTATTGCATCTCTAATTCTTCGTTTTTTGTATCATCCCCTGTTAAATCTGTTAAGGGATTAGGTAGTATTTCTTTTAATTGTGAACCAAGATATGGACTTAATCTAATTAAATCCATTTTACCTAAACTTGGCTCAGTCTTTTCTACAAAATTATCAATCATATAGTGATATAAATTATTCAAATCTATATCCATTTCTTGTGTTTTTGCATTAATATTCATTACAGAAGCCATTGCTTGTTCAACTTGCAACCAAGTGGGTTCTTTAATCCATATTTTTAAATGTTCATCACTATTCTCAGTTATCTTGAGATAGTAGACTTTCGCTTCACTTGCCGCAAACAGCAAATTCTTATCACTAACTATTTTCTTATTTTCACTAATCATATCTCTCCACCTTTTTTAACCAACATACATACAAACGGTGTTGGTGGAACGTAATATTATTGAGGAGTTTTGGAATCTTCTTCCTTAACCCCCGATTTTGCCGCTTTCTTTTCAGCCGCTTCCGCTTCCACTTTAGCCTGTTCTTCTTTAGCCTTAGTCGCTTCCGCTTTAGCCTTAGCCGCTTCTTCTTTTTTTGCGGCCTTTTTCTCAGCCTTAGATTTATTTTCTTCTATTTCTTTAGCCAGATTATCTGCAAACAATTTTCTTTTTGAGTATTTATCCATTTAATCACCCTTGTAGAACCCATCCCGTTTTAACTACACAGGAATGTAAATCTCTTGGCATAACTGTGGCTTCTACGGTTATTGGTCCTTTATCATCTGGAATAGTCCAAGTATTAGCACTAAGATGATAATTTTTAAATTGTATTTTTATTTGTTCTCCAGTATCTTTATCAAAAGTTAAATCAAGAAGACCATTAGCAATAGTATCTGTTGATGTTTCTTCTGTTTCATTAAATATTTCTTCAAATAATTTATTATCAGTTACTAAAGCAGTAAAAGAAATTTCATAATTTCTTTGTGCAGGAATAGCATGTTTAAGGTCTTTTGAACCTATACCAACAAACCTTTTATCTACTAAATTATTATTAATGGTTAAAGTGAAATTAGTAATTTTCAAAAATTGTTGACCAAATATACTAATTGAGCCGTTAGAGAAAAAGAATGGTTCTCCTAATTCTGCATCATCAGAAGATGTATAATTAAATAAAGAAGTATTTGTTGCTTGACCCCCTCTTGCTTCATAAGATTCATCAGTTGCTAATTTGTGAACTGCACCTGTGTTTAAGTCTAAAGTCATTTTAACTTCTTCATTTTCATTAGCAGTCATAGTTAAAGTATTAACTCTATTACCTCTTGCAATTCTTGTAAATGTATGAGATTCAGTAGCAATACCTGTATCTCCAGTAACATAAGTATTACTGGATTCTAATTTACTCATACTCTGTTCTAAAGCAAAAGAAGGTAAATCTGCTGTATTTAATTCTGCAAAAGTATAAGCAATAAGGTTATCATTCCCACTTGCAGTAGAAGTAGTCCTAGTTAATTTTTCTAAATTAGTATAAGTATCTGAACCTAATAAAACAGGAGGCATTAAAGTTTTATTAGAACCCATACTTGCATTACTAGTTTTATAAAATAATGGCCCAGTGCTAACCATTTCATCTATATCAAAGTCTGATTGCGCCCCACTATTAGCAGTATCAATATACACATCATCAGCCGCATCACCAACAAATTGAGTTGCTGGTGGTTGAGCAGATATTGTAGCATTAATATTAGTACATTGTCCTAAAGCGTAATATAACCAAGTTCCATGATTAGCCATTAATGCGATATTTCCTCCAGAAGCAGTTCTAATCCCTTTATACTGATGACTAAAGTTTCTTGAACCCCCTAATTGAAGATTTAACTGTTTCATTTCTTGTTCAACATTAGGGAAAGTAGCACTTTCTACTAATCCCAACCAATTATCAGCATTTAATCTTGCAGTTGTACCATCCTTTTCACCCGCACAAGGGGCATTATAACTTCTAATAACTGCAAAATCATCTGATGCTAATGTTAAAGTATGAGCAGGTGAAATTGTAAATCCACTAACAGTATTAGTAGTAATAATATGTGAAGAAGCAGGTACACTTGTTGATGTACTATAATCATACATATCAAGAACACAACCAACATATAAATCCTTTACAAATCTAAAGTTATTAGTTATAGCAGAATCACATGCTAAAACTGTTGATGTAGAACTACTGTGTAATTCTAAATAAAAGTCCACTTCTGGAACAAGTGTTATACTTGCTCCACTACCTAAAAATATTTCTTCGTTTATTGCCATGATTTATTCACCTTTTTATTTACTTACCTACACGGAAATGGCGAATCTTTTCATTGTTACATTTACTTTATATCCCAACAATCTTTTTGCTTTATTGTTAGATTCAGTTCTTCCTCCTAAATGTATTTGATGCATTTTCAATGAATCGCTTCCAATTGTAACTGTTGCACCTTTCCTCTGTGATTCTATCGTGTATCGAAGGGACTTATATATGCTTTCTAACCTATCGTGTCCATACATGTTATCTGCGGCTCTTGTATCACCCGCCGAAATAGTTCTAATGTGGCACGTTAAGTTATAATTTTCATTTCTAACTGACCAATCTATGGTAGGATATTCAATATCTTGACCGTCTTCAAAGATTATAATTAGGTCGGAAGAAGTTGCTGAACCAACTGCCGGATTTAACTTATTTAATAGAGAATATTGTCTTGCTTGGCCTCGACTAACTTTACCCGAAGTTCCATCAGTTGAACCACCCGAAGATAAATTACGAATATCTAGAATTGTTGGTTTAATTCTATGAGCAGTAGCAATACCTAAAGTAGTGTCCATGACTGATGTTGAAGGCCAATTGTTTCTCAACAGTTGAACAAAATATGTTACTTCATCCATTTAATATCACATCCTTTCTAACTTTTCAATCATTTTATCTAAAGGATTTTTGAGGTTTTTATATCTAATTAATAATTGCCCAAATGCTTGGTCAGCCTGTTCTTCTGTGGTAACTTGCATACTATCCATTTGCATTTTGAAATCTTTCACATCATCCATAGCATTAAGCGTTTGTAATAATAACGCATTAAAATCGTTTTCATTTTTCAATATCTTTTCCCATGTCATTACAATCCACTTTCCTTTACTGCATTATTAATTCTATTAGCAACTTCTTTATCAACGGCTTCCGAAATAAACTTTCCAATTTCTGCATCCGAATAAGCGTAATCACCTAACCCACTTTCAATGAATAATTTATTACGTTCTTTATACATAATTTCTGTTCTTTTAATTATAGCCATAACCTTACTCAATTAAAACAACCCCTTCTTTCTTACCTGCTAACATATCTAACGCTTCTGTTCGCAATAAATCATATTTTTCTTTAACTGATATTTGATTACCACTTTCAGTAATTAGAACTGTAGCATCGTCGGAGCGCAATATTTCACAAGCAACTAACTTAGTAGCAATATCAGTAATAATTGCCGGCACTCTACTACTACCTGCAAAATAAGTAATCTTAACTGAATTTAACTGAATGTAAGGGAACTTATTTCGGAAAAATATTCTCCCCTCTCTATCAATTTTCCACCACTCACTCATCCTACCAGAGTCTTCTTTATCAGTAAAAGAAGACACCTCAAGACCGTGTGCAGAAGTAGTTGAAGAACTACCATTAAGATAAATTGAACAATTAGCACCATCATCACTTGGTAATAAAGAGGAAATTAAAACCTTATTTGAATTCTCGGAATCAAGCGAAGCATAAAAGAAATCCGAAACTGTTTTTGCTCCGGTGCTATCTGTTTGCGCTTTAGTAGCAGTTGCTCCCGTTAAACTAGCGGTGTTTGAAGGAAACCTTTCGTTGATTAGTGAAACAAGTTCTTCTGCGGCGGTTTTATTACCATATGTGGTATCGAATCTTGAATTTGTAGTCCCCGCCAATAAATTAAATACTAAGCCACTATTAGGCAATTTAAGATTAATTTGAGTTGTTCCGTTAATCATTGACGTATAATCATTAAAAGTTACTGATGCCTCAGCAGATGCTAAATTAACCCATGTATTTCCTTGCCAAACTTCTAACCTAACAATCTTAGAAATATCATGTCTGTCTAATTGCACAAAACCTAAATAATCTCTCCAAGCACTAGCAGGATAATGACCTATCCCGAATGTAAAGTTATGATGTTCCTTCTCGTAAAGTAATCTTCTCCACGAAGTTCCACTTTTTTCATCAATGAAATCTTCCATTCTTTTAACAAATTCTCCAACTTCTGAATGCATTGGGGTGGTATTAGCGTCAAAATCTGGAACTTGTAATAACTCGGCTACTTTAGAGGAAGTAGTGTAATACCCATTACCTGTGGCGTAATTAGGATTTATTGCAGTATAATCAGAAGGGGAATAATACTTAGCCATACTAATCACTCGCTTTTGGTATATCATCTATGGCTTCTTCAATAGTATCTAATTTATTTCTAAGAGATTTAACATAAACATCTCTAGCCCTATTATATGGAGAATCTCTACTGCTACGACTTTTAACCACAAACTTACCTAAATGTTTTAATTTAGTGATAACTTTAACTTCAATAAAATTACCTAAATCATCTTCCTCATACAAAGGAATTTTTTCTCCATTTTCATCCAATATAGGTTCTCCGTAATTGGGGTTTTCTTCTCCCTCAATTTCCCTTTCTTCCCCCGTTTTATCATCAATGGTAGTTTCAGGTAAAGTTTTGCGCTCATCTATTTCGTATAATTGAGATATTTCACCCAATTTATCAAATCTAAATTCAATAGTCATTTGTAAATTGTATAAATTATATGGGTCGAATATTTGCTCCGGTAATAAATCCACCAATTCTTCACCCTCTAAAAATTCCTCTAAAAGTAATTCATTTATATTGATATCTGCTTTAGATACATCACTTTCCTTACTTCTTAATTCTTGATATTCTTCTAAAAATCGTCCACCAATATCGGCTTCTTTATCGGCTGTTTTTAATGACTCAACAAACTCCTCATCTAATTTAATTACTTCTATATTACTACCATTAACAACAGTTTTAGGTCTAGATAATGGCTTATAAGTAAAGTTTTCAGTTCCCAATAAATCTAAATTAGGCTCTTCTGTTTGATATTGTAAAATTAATTTAATTATATTTTTATCAGTATCAGTCTTAACCTTAAAAGATGCTCCAAATACATGGTCTGTTCCAGCATCCTTTTTAGGGTTTTTACTCATTTCCCTTAACAAAGATTTCACTGTGGTTTTACTTATTTCCTTAATTCCCCTTAATATGTCTATATCTTCATCAGCAGACCCTATAAATTTTGCCGCTTTATCCCTATTATTAATATCACCTAACGTAAAATCATCAGGCATTTCTCCTAATTTATCATAGAAATTATGTTTAACTACATATTTATTAACTAATTCATTTAATGAGGTTTTTTTTAATTCTTTTAAACTTGTATCACAATTATCAATTAACCATGATTCATGCCTTGAAGTATATTCAATACCTTCATCGGCTTCTTCTAACTTATCGGGTAATTCGTCAATTCGACCTTCTATTTCAAAACGATTTAAAATAAATGTCCCTAAATTATCCTTTAAATTAAACTGAGTGATAGTTTCAATTTTATCATCAAGCCAAAGAAATTTCATTTGAAATCACCTTAAGCCAACCATTTAGCCCAAGCCGCCCCTTTAGTAATCATTTTACCTAATCCTAATCCGCTACTTGGGGGAGTATAACTAGCCTGTCCTGATGCTGGGTCAATCCAATAAGGATTGTTATATTGGTCATAACCGGTAGGTGCAACAGGATATCCCGAAGTATTATTCATAGCCTGTTGTTGCATTCCCATTTGTTGATTCATTGCACCCGCTTGAGGTTGACCTTGAATATTCATAGGGGCTTGTTGACCAGCCATTTGTTGATTAGGCATTTGTTGATTAGGCATTTGTTGACCAGCCATACTTCCGCTATCAGCATTAAATCCTTGAGATTCTAAATATTGACTTTTAGCCATTTGCCTTTGATAAATTATTTCTTGATTAACAGATGCCGCTAATATCTTTTGAATATCTAAATCAATATTCTCTTGAGTGATTTTAGTGTAATCCGCCATACATTGTTTCTCTAAAAAGATATCTCCTTGTGCGGCATCTAATTTAAATTGTAATTTACCTAACATTTCTCCCATAACTCTTTGTAAAATATCTTCTATCATATTTTCAAATTCAGTTAAAAATGCTTCACCATGATATTGGAAAAATTCTTCAACATGGTTATCCTGTAAAGTTAATAAATTATTCATAGCCTTAAAATTACTACTACTTTGTTGAGTCATTTGACTCGCTAATGCTCCGTTACTAGTTCCCATTAATCCCATATTATTCACCTATCAATTCATCAATTTGCCCAATTCTACCCTTTAATTCTATTAACAATAATACTAATTTTTCTTCTGCATTTATATTATCGGCCACCGGCGGTGTTATTTCCCACCCCTTCGCAGTTAATGAAATTATATCTTCTTTAGTTAAAGTTACTATTGGCCCTTTATTAATAATTTGAGGTAGTTTAGGTCTAGGAATATACCTTTTAAACTCTAACCCATGCTTTTCAGCAATGATTTGTTGCTCCATCATTTCTAATTGTTTGAATATAGAAGCATGGCGGGGGCAGTAAGTCCCTTGAAGCGGTCTACCCTTAGTAACATGCGCTAATGGTATAGGTGGTCGTAAAACATCACTAGGTTCCCAAATATGATGCGCTCCACAAACAACACACCTATCTCTAATATTAAATTTATATCCGAATTTAATTAAGAAGCGTTTCTTTTCAGGTAGTAATATTCCATTAAGTTCTTTTAGTTGTTTTTTTGTATTGAGGGACTTATATTCATAATTAATAATTGGACCAGCAACTCTAGCGTTCCCACTTATCTTTAATGGATTTACCATTGAATTATTTTGTCCTATAATGTTTGGTGAATATAGCATACTCATTTTATCAATACTCCTTTACCATCGTCATTATTCCTCTGTAAACCATCTCCGGCGATGTTTTGGCTGATACGATGTATTTGAAGCATGGTATGCCTCTATCTTGCAATCTTTGCATACCGAGCCGGAACGGTTCAAAAATGGGGTGATGGTCGATATTCCCGTTGAATTCATATTTATCCTTCCATAAATCAAACTTGTTAGCCCATATACCAACCGCTATGGGGAAATCCTTATCCTTCTTCTTTTTAGTCTTACCTCTAGACATTCGCCAATAATCGTCACATATCATATCTACTAAATACTGCCAGCCCAAATGATGTTCTAAATTATACGCTTCCGATAAATGCCTATCATCTATCATAAAAATAATATATTTAACTTTTCTCCTCAATAAGTCATTTCTCCATTCTTCCCAAAAATGTGACTGTCCCCCAACATCGGCTGTTTTAATTGTCCTAGAATCTTTATCAATCTTTATTACTTTTCTTGATGCCCTACCTAATCCTTTAGTTCTATCTTTAATATTAGGCACTTCACCTCTAGTTCTTAATTGTTTATGTAACGTAGTTTTACCAACCTTACTTGCACCATACACTCCAAAATTAATTGCATGAAGTCTGCGATATAATCCAGCCGCCGCTTCCGCTGTAATTATAGCAAAGCCGGTTAATAATGTCGCCATTTAATTCCATCCTAATACATCCTTTAAAGCATTAATTGCCCCGCCAATAAGGTCTATACCCAATGCTCCCATTATATTCCCAATTAGGAAAAAAGCAACGGTAGAGATAGTTCCCCACGCCCATGCCCTTATCTTTAGAAAAAAGACATCAGCAGAATGCGCCCTTGAAAGGTCGTAAGCGAGGGATTGTTCATCTACTCCAAAAAGCCTATCAAGCAATTATATCACCATTAGGGTTCAATCCGTAAAAATTCTTCCGAAACTTCATCATACCCTTGCGCATAATAATTACTTCGGTTACTTTTCATAGATTCCCTAATCTTCTCTTTTTGCCTTTCGTCACGCTTTCGCTTTTCCCAATAAAAATCAATCTTGCGATTAAGAAGCCACATCTCTAACCTTTCATTAACAATTAAATCAAATAGTGCTTTTTGCATCATTATTACGCCCACCGTTATTAGACTAAATAATATTGCATGAGTGAAGGCTGTAAATGGTAATTCTATTCCATATACTGAATAAAAATATACATTCATTCCAGCCATTGCGCCTACATACATTATAGTCATTACTAATCTTGTGTCTTTATCTAATGCCGCCATTATATTACCTCAATTAAACTCCACAGTAAATTTAGTTCCCGTTCCAGCAACATGCGTTACATCAGCATAAAGTCCTGTTTTAAATATAACTCCATGCATATCTGCTTCTGCAAACGCCGCACCAACTGAGGCTAAACCCACATACAATAATCCAACCATATTACTATCAGCGCAAGCCCCTTGCGTTAAACAATCATGGAGAGTTACATATCCTGTATCTGTCTCTGTTGTATATCCATGAATACTAATTAATTTTCCTTCTCCAGTATAAACTAATTTATCCGCAGTAATTGCGAAACTACTTCTACATCCACCAATTCCGGTCACAATATTCCCTCTCGTTGGGAAAGCCTAAACTGATAAAGCGTATAAAATTACTCATCGGAAATAGTAGGTTCTTCTACTACTTCTTCGGAATCATCTTTCGCTGACTTAGTTAATGTTTGCTTAACTTTTGAAGTTATTTTAGATGTAGTTGATTTCTTTGGAAGTAACTTAGAAGTAACTTCACTAGTTTCACAACTCAATTTTATAGCCATATTTTCTAAAATACCATCTGGTATGTCTTTAAAATCAACTTCTGTAAAATCGACTTTAAGATTATGAGCATCCATATAGAGCATTGCTAACTTAACAGGGATTTCTTGTGGAGAATCTAATAAAAATGTCTGCCCATTAAGAGCAGTAAATTCTCCCCCCGCTTGAATAGTAGGTTCTAATAGCGTTAATGTAGCCAAAGTAATCGCCTCAGATTAAACCCCAAATGCGAAGTCTAAATGTTATATCATCCATGTTAGTTGCATCGCTTAGCACAGCACAATCACCATCATTATCAAATAAGACTATTTTGATACTACTAGTGCTTGTATAAAGACCAGTGGCAACATTAGCGGTAGGGACTTGAATGTAAGCACCATTCGCCATACTACCATCAGAAACACCACCAGTTGTTCCAGTTATTGTTGCGGCTGTAATTGTGCTTAATCCTACATCGGAAGCATTGATTACATCTGCTGTATGATAAACAGTCATCTTCACGAAACAATCCACGACATATTCATCACCAAAAACTCTTGGTGAGGTGATGCCTTTATGATTCGCAAGTGCGGTTATAAATTGTTGAGTCATTCAAATCACCTCAGTAAAGATTGGTAATTTTCCCCTGTCCCTTAAAGAATGTGCATCCAGTTTCACCCATTGTGCGGTAAAGTCCTCTGTTTCCAAGAACTCCCACACCGAATGGGTTTCCGTGTGAAATACCATCCTCAAAGTATTGAGTAGGTTTCATAGTTGCAAACCAAAGATGGTCAGTATCAAGAAGTAACATATCTGAAATCTTTGTTCCTGTATATGCACCAGTTGTTGACATATCCTTACATGGGATTAGTGGAATATCGTAGTAAGTGGCTACACGGAAACCAACTTCCGCACCCTTAACTCCAGTAACTCCATTATGGGTAGGCATGATTTCCTTAGAATCCATAAACCTCTCTTGGCTTTGCAAAAGGTCAGCAAGTGCCTGAGCAGTATCATATCCAGTTAGGATAACTTTTGGTGTTCCACCATTTAGGCGAAGGTTCTGAATGGTAGCATTAATTACCGAAAGGGTCAATGCTCTTCCAGCAGTTGCATAACTACCACCGAAGTTAACTTCTGAATCCAAGTAAGAAGCCGCACTACGAGTTGCCCCATAGATAATCTTCGTATCATCATCAAGGGTTGCGAAATTAGTCGATGAAGTTAAGTTGTGAATACCAGTAGTATCAGCAAGTTCAGAGAAACTACTTACAACCTTCAAAAGCGAAGTATAATTCTGGCGAATTAATCCACTAGAAGTATCTGCTCCAAGAGTATCATAATTTTCTAGGGGAGTTACTAGCATAACCGACTGAGATTCTGCATGGAATTTACCCATATCTGCACGAATCAATTTTCTGATATCTCCAACACCATCATCAATCTTTGCTAATTCAGCAGCAAGTTCCGAATAATCAAACATGTGCGAAACAATCTTTGGATTCATATAAAGTGTAGCGTATTCTGGAGCCATTGCAGCAAGAGAAGTTGAAGCAAGTGCTTCATTCTCACCAACACCACCAAGTAAATCTGCATCAACAGTAGATGCTCCTTGTGCACCAGTTCCACTTGTTCCACTAGTTGAGTAAGCAGCGCCGCTTCCACCTTGAGGTCGAGCGGTCATTACTCTCCATCCAGAAGAAGTGTAGGGTTTTTTCGGTAGAATACTCATAGGATTAATTTCTTGATTAATCATCGACCAAACCTTTTGGCCATAAACCATATTATACAATGCCGAAAGATTACTTCCAGCAGTGCCATTCAAACTTAGTGCATCTGCACTAGAGCCGGTAAATCCAGAGTTGATGGAAAATACTCCACCTGCACTCTTTAATAGAGAATTACCTGTTGTTCCAGAGCCACCATATCCATAGGCAGCCGCTTCCAAATCTTTTAATGTGTTAATATATGTCATTATAATTCACCTCTTATGTTTTACTCTTTTCAGAGTCCACTCTCCAGTTTCTCCATTAGTGCATTAACCTGATTCCAGTCCATTTTACTAATTTCTTCTTGGGAGGGGATTCCAAATTCAGCAATTGCTTCTTCTTGCTTTCGGATAGTTGTTTCTTTTTCGTCAGTAAGTGAAGAAAGTAGGTCACTAAATTGTTTCTTAAGTTCAGAAACTTCTGCTTGTGCATCATAATTAGCCTTCTCGATTTCTTCAGTCTTTGTCAACATTTCATTATCAAATCTTGCTTGGAAAGTATCTTTTACTTTACTAAGAGCCAACTTTTCCAATTCATCAGCCTTAAATTCTCTATAAGACTTTTCTAGGTTTTCTGGAGATAGGTTTAGTGTAGATTGTTCCTCAAACTTAGCCATGTAATTACTGTCAAGTTGGTCGTGACTATCAGTTACCAAGTCTCCAGCATTCCCTGC